CTCCCAAAACAGTCATGACTCGGTTCAAAGCCACGCAGTCGAGCCGTTAATGGCTGGCGTTGGTTCTGATCAGCCTCGGTTGGTTACGCCGATATTTGGGTACGAGAGTTATGGGCCTCTCATTGCGGAGTTTGCGCAGACGCATTTGGGTCGCAGCTTGTTTCCGTGGCAGGTGAACGTGTTGACCGGTGCTTTTGAGCATGATGCCGACGATGCGTTTACTCATTCTTCGGCTATGGCGTTTTGTGCTCGCCAGCAAGGGAAGACCTTCATGCTTTCCGCGGTGGTGGGGTTCTGCCTTCTCGAGTTGCCCCGCATCTGGGGCCGTCCCGTCAAGGTGGTCTCCACGGCTCACGAACTCTCGCTTGCGACGGAGGTCTTTGAGGACTTGCGTGATCTCTTTGAGCTGTGGGAAGAGTCAGGGCTGTGCAAAGTGACGTGGGCGTACGGCAGGCACCGCGTCAAAATGGTGGACGGGTCTGAGTATTTGGTCAAGGCTGCAACGGGAAAGAAGCACGGCATCAGTGGCGTTGACATTCTGATCGTGGACGAACTCTGGGCCATCACCGAGGCTGCATATTTCGGTGCTTTGAAGCCTGCCCAGATTGCCGTCAAGTCGGGGCTTTCGTTGTTGGTTTCCACGGCTGGCGACGAGTCGTCCACGGTGATGAAGAAACTCCGTGAGCAGGCAATTGGTCAGATTGACAAGGGTGAGCCGGGCGAGTTGTACATGGCGGAGTGGTCTGTTCCCGAGTCGGTCTCCCCAGATGACGAGCGCTACTGGGGCTATGCGAACCCGAGCATGCCGAGAACGGTGACGCTCAAGTCGCTTCGAGCTGCACACGCCAGCCCTGATCGTTCACAGTGGCTCCGCGCGCATTGCAACATGTGGGTGAGTGCTGCATCGTCTTGGCTTCCGCCGGGTCAATGGGCAAAGCGGTTTACTGAAAACTCCGAGTGGGATGGCACGACTTCGGTACTTGCTGTGGATTCGGCTGTTGACGATTCGAAGTATGTCGGGGTGTGGTGTCGTAAGAATACCGATGGCGACATTGTGGCTTCGGTGGAGTTTCAAACTGAGTCCATTGCTGAAATGTGGGAGCAGATTACAGCGTCGTTGGAGCGTGAGCCAAAAACACAGCTGGCGATTACGCCAAGTCTGTTTATCCATACGCCCGAGAAGTACCAACGGCGGACTGTGCAGTGGGGCTACGGCGAAATCAACAAGTACACAAGTACCGTTAAGGGTCTCATTAACGAGAACCGCGTCAAGCACACTGGCGAGGTTCTACTGTCCGAGCATGTGAATAGGGCGGTGCTCATTCGTGGTCAGGGTGGCATGTTGAGTATCTCGAGCCAGAGAAGTCCGGGCCCTATCGAGGCGTGTCGTTGTCTCATTGTTGGTGTTGCCATGGTGAGCCGACCCGGACAGGCAAACAAGCCCACGATGGGAAGTTCTAAATAGTCGTTGCATTTGCAACTAGTTGGTGTAAGACTCCCAAGAGATGGGTATTTTCTCACGCAAACTAGAGACGGCTAACTTTGCATCTGCACCTGTGCAGGCTGCAGCAGGCGCGTCCTACATCGGGAACTTCATCACCTATCAGACTGGCTCGGACGAAGTGCGCGCGCTCAGCGTTCCGACGGTTAGTAGGAGTAGGGACTTACTCGCTGGCATCATCGGCTCCACAGGGCTGAAGCATTACAACAAGCAGTGGAACGGCGAGGACTATGACGAGGTGTATTTGCCTCTTGAGCCTTGGATGGAAACCCCTGATCCAAAGGTGACGCGCTCGTTCTTCTTTGTAAACATTTTCTCCGACATGTTTTTCTACGGCGTGGCGTACGCATATGTCACCACTCGTTACTCCACCGGGTTGCCTGCATCTTTCACTTGGCTCCCAGCTGCGAACATGTCGAGCACCCAGCAAACGGGCATCCCTCAGTTCTTCGGGCCATCTGACCAACTCATGTTCAACGGGCAAGAGGTAAATGTCGCTGACGTCATTCAGTTCATTAGCCCGATTGAAGGCATCCTCAAGACTGGCGGACGCGCCATCAACACAAGCCTCTACCTAGATCAGGCTGCAGACCGCATGGCGATGCTGGAGACAAATCCGGGCTGGCTGCAACAAATTGACGGCGAGGACTTGTCAGGTGATGACCTTGGCTCGCTTGCTTCGGCGTGGGCTGCAGCGCGTAAACAGAACGCCATCGGTGCATTGTCGCGTCAGATTGAGTTTCGTGAGTTCAAGAACCCACCGCAGGAACTGATTGCGGATCAGCGCAAGTACCAAAGTCTCGAGATGGCTCGCCTCTGCAACATTCCTGCCTACATGGTCTCCGCCCCTCAAGAGGGTGCATCCATGACCTACCAAAACGCAGAGCAGGCACGTCAGGACTTGTACCTGTTCGGTGCTCGCATCTACATGGACGCCATTGAGCAGACGCTTTCCAGCGCGCAAGTTCTTCCACGCAACCGCTATGTCGAGTTTGACATTGAGAACTACATCGGCTCTGAGGATTCTTCGCCTAACGGCATGCCAAATAATGAAACGGATAGTGAATTATGAAAATTGAGTTTGTAGCCGTGCCTGTCACGCTGGATGCTGCAGCAGGAGAGGACAGCCCCCGCACAATCACGGGTGTGGCAGTACCTTGGGACACGCCTGCTGTGGTATCTGGCGGACAAAAAGTCCAGTTCTCGAAGGGCGCTTTTAACGTCGACCAGAAGGCACCGAAACTTCTTGAGGGCCACGACATGAATCAACTTCGTGGCGTTGTCACCGAATTAGTTGAAGCCGAAGAAGGCTTGCTGTTCTCTGCAAAGTTTGCAAAGACCCGTGCTAGCGATGAGGCCATTGAACTCATCAAGGCTGGCGCATACGACTCCGTTTCTATCGGAGCCATCCCCACAAAGTTCAAGTACAAGGGCGACACCATGATGGTGAGCGCCGCTGAGATTCTCGAGATCTCGCTTGTTAGTCATCCAGCGTTTACGGACGCGATGATTACAGAAATCGCTGCGTCACAACCTGAAGAGGAAGACGTTGTCGAACCCCAACCCCTAGACATTCCTGAGGAGGAAACCATGTCTGAAGTAACCCCAACGGTTGAGGCTTCGGCTGAAATCGTTCCAACCGCTCCACTCTTTGCAGCCGCACGCCGTGAAGTCAAGTTGCCAACCGCTGCTGAATACATCGCAGCTGCTATCGCCGGTGGCGACCAGTGGCGTGACATGTCCGCAGCACTCATGGCTGCAGCACCAGACGTGACAACAACAGACACCGCTGGTGTTCTTCCGTTGCCAATCGTCTCCCCTGTTTACAACAACTTCGTGGGCCGTCGCCCAGTTGTTGACGCAGTAGGCGTGAAAGCAATGCCCGGTGGAGGAAAGATTTTCATCCGTCCAGAAGTAACAACCCACACTTCAATGGCTGCACAGTCTGCAGAAAACGCAGCACTTCAGTCAGGCACTTTCGTTGTTTCTTCTAACCAAGTCACGAAGGGCACCTACGGTGGATATGTAAACATCTCCATGCAGGATCTCGAATGGACTGACCCTGCAATCCTTAGCCTTGTCCTTGACGACATGGCTCGCATTTACGCAAACACCACCGACAACGTGGCAGCCGATGCATTGGCTTCAGGTGCAACAACGACACAGAACTTCACCGCTGCAGACACAGACTTGCCTGCATCGTGGAGCACAGGAATCGCAGCAGCTGCAGCGACAATCCTTTCTGCTTCTAACGGCAACCTTCCAACTCACCTTTTCTTGGCTCCAGGAATCTGGCAAGACCTTCTCGGTCTTGCAGACACCGCAGGTCGTCCGTTGTTCCCACAGGTGGGCCCAATGAACGCATTCGGCAACCTTCAGCCCGGACAAGCAAACGGCACAGCCTTCGGCTTGCAGGTTGTTGTTGACCGTAACTTCGCTAGCGGTACCGCCATTGTTGGCGATGCAACTGGCTTCGAAATCTTTGAACAGCAAAAGGGTGCCCTCAGCCTTGAGTCACCTTCGACCTTGTCTCGCACATTGTCATGGCACGGCTACTTCGCCACCTTGATGATTGACGCAAGCAAGTTCGTCAAGTTCAGCTTCGTCTGATATTCGGGTAGTTAGGGAAGGGTCTGTATGTCTGTAAACACAATCATCTACGCAGCACGCGTCGACAACTTTGCAGCCGTGCAGACCCTTACCCTTTCCCCCGTCCAGCCCGGTGACTCAATCACCATCGCTGGCGTCACAGACACAAGCTTCAATACCACAGCAACCGTCTTCTCTATTGAGGCCTACGAACTGGTTTCCGTGGATGAGTACGGTGTGTTGGAGTTCAACTACGACAACCCGAAGCCCAATCAGATCATCTATGCGAACACTGGTAGCACTGTTGTTTACGACACTGCTGTCGGCACCGTCACGTACACGGTTTCGCCTGCGTGGACGACTTCGGCTTTGGTGTTGTCGTGGCTGGGCATTGACGTCGCTACCGCCAATGACACAGCTTTCGTGGCTAAGTGCGTAAGCGCCAGCAATGCGTGGTGTTTCCGTAAGCGTCGTGAGGCTGGCTACACCGATTCACCCACGACGGTTCCTGACGGTTCCGTAGAAATGGGTGCAACGCTTTATGCTGCGACGCTTTACCGTGAACGCGGAACGAGCGGAGACGCGTACGGTGGATTTGACGGTATGGGCAATCTGCCAATGCCAGTCACCCTCCACCGCATTATGCAGCTGCTTGGCTGTGGCAGGGCGCAAGTCGCATGACCGCTACAGGCATTCTGTATGAGGCTGTTAACACGGTGAAGACCGCGTTGACCGCACTTAACCTTGTGCCTATCACTGACCCTCGTAATGTGCGTCCGATGTCGGTGCTGATCCAGTTGCCAACTTCGGACAACTTCACATACAACGTGGGGAACATCCAGATGCGTCTCTCGGTGTGCGCTCCGCCTCCGGGCAACCAAGACGCAGGCGACTATCTGATGACTATCGCCGACACAATCATGAACTCGCCCATCGCAGTCACTGACATGCGACCCGGGCTTCTAAGCGTGGGCGGGCAAGACCTGCCAACCTACGACCTAACCGTTGCCGTCGCCGTACGGCGCAACTAACAAAGGAGCCGACATGGCGACAACCACATTCCTGTCCAACGCGACAATCAACCTCACTCAGGGTGCAACCACCACTGACCTGTCCGACCAAGCCAACCAGTGCACAATCACCATCGGTCAGGACGCTCTCGAAGTGACTGCCTTTGGCAACACTGGTCACCAGTTCGCTGGCGGTCTCCAGTCCGTTGACGTGAGCATCACTTTCTTCCTGTCCTATGGCGCTACCGAGGTTGAGGCCGTCCTTGCTTCTTGCGTCGGCACAGGCACCACCTCTTTGGTCATCTCCCCATCGGGAACGACCGAGTCGGCAACCAACCCTGAGTACACCATCACAAACTGCATGCTCGCTGACTTCACGCCAATCAACTCCACCGTGGGTGAAATTGCGACAGTGACCGCCACGTTTACAGGTGGCACTTGGGCACGCGACGCGTCCTAATCCCAAACTCATTTAGGAGAAACAATGAGAATCACACTGGAAGTTAAAGAGAAAGGTGGCGTGGCATACCGTGTCACGACCAACCTGTTCTCAATCATTGCAATGGAGCGCCGCTTCAAGATTCGAGCCTCGGATCTAGCAAACGGTGTCGCAATGGAACACCTTGCCTTCCTTGCCTTTGAGGGTGCAAAGCAGGAGGGCTTCACAGTCCCAGCGGTCTTTGACGATTACATCAAGCGCCTGGAGTCTGTGGACGTTGTTGAGGACGAACCAGTAAACCCTACGGGCGAGGCAGTTACCTCCGAATCCTCTGCGAGTTAGTCGTCGATACAGGTTTCTGGCCTCCCCAAATCCCATTCGATATTCAAGAGCTGCACACCGTCGCTGATGTGCTGAAACAGATACACAAGGAGGCGAGACGATGACAGCAAATGTTTCAGTAGAAGTTGCAGGCATCAACGAAGCCATCCGTTCTCTGAACAAGATTGAGCCGGGCTTGCGTAAAGAGTTCAACAACGAAGCGCGAGTTGTCGCAGCGCCTGCTGTCAACGCGGTTAAAAGCGCTTATCACTTTGTTCCGCTTTCGGGTATGGATCGTAAGTGGGAAGGCCCAGCGGTGCGCGGTCGCAAGGTGTTCCCGTTGACAGTCGCTAGCGCTCGTAAGGGTGTTGACGTCACCTTTAACACTGACCGTCGTTCTCTGGGCGTTATCAACATTGTTCAGCGCAATGCGGGCTGGGCAATCTTTGAGACCGCTGGACGCAAGAACAAGAACGCTCTGGGCGATTCTCTCGGCCCTATTCAGCCCGGTCGTACCCGTCTCATTGGGCCCGTTGTTTACAGCAAGCGCCGTGAAATTGAAGACGGCATCCGTGACTTGGCTCTCAAAATCGTTAACCGTGTAAACAAGGACTTCCGCTGATGCTTTCTATCCCAATTGTTTCTTCCTTTGATAACAAGGGCATTAAGAGCGCTATCAAGGAGTTTAAGCAACTTGAGACCGTTGGGCAGAAGGCTCAGTTTGCGCTGAAGAAGGCTGCGGTTCCTGCTGCAGCGGCGTTTACTGCTGTTGCTGCTGGACTGTTTGACGCTACGAAAGCGGCTATTGCTGACGATGCTGCACAGAAGGCGTTGGCGCGTCAGTTGCAACGTTCCACTAAGGCAACCGATGAGCAGATTGCAGCTAATGAGGATTGGATTGCCACCCAAGGAAAGTTGCTCGGAGTCACGGATGATGAATTGCGACCCGCTCTTGCCGGATTGTCCCGCGTCACTAGAGACCTTGGCAAAGCGCAAAAAATTACAAGCCTTGCAATGGACATCGCTGCAGCGAAAGGCACCGACCTCGGCACTGTAACTAAAGCTCTTGAAAAGGCGTACGGCGGAAACTACAAAGCCATCCAGTTAATCGCTCCAGAGTTGCGCAACATGATCAAGGAGGGCGCATCACTTGAGAAGGTGATGGAAGTCTTAAATAAAAAGTTTGGTGGTGAAGCGTCTGCAGCTGCTGATACGACGGCAGGCAAGTTCAAGCGTTTGACGATTGCCCTTGATGAGACTAAGGAGTCCATCGGTGCCAGCCTTGTGCCTGTTGTTGAGGGTGCGCTTCCCTATCTTCAAAGCTTCGCCAAGTGGGCGTCTGACAACCCAAAGACATTTAGAGATGTCGCTCTGGCAGTCGGCGCGATTACCGCTGCGATGATTGCTCTTAACATTGCCATGGCTGCTAACCCTGTTGTGCTGGCGGTTGGTGCTGCAGCGGTTGCTGCGTTTGCGGTGGCGAAGTTAACGCCGAAGGTTGTTAGTTCTGTGAAGCAAACAGTCGCGGACACATTCGATGCCAAAGGCAGTTCTGTTTATTTGGGCAATACTGGCGGTCTGACCCCGTATGACAGTCAACGCACTCTTGCCCCGGCAACGTCCGCTAACCGTGGCGTAATTGTCAATGTAAACACTGGCATCGGTGATCCTGTTGCTATCGGTAAACAAGTCAACGACGTCCTCAGCGCCTACCTTCGCAGGGGCAAGTAATGGCTTACCCAACACCGAAGGTTGAGATTGCGTTTGATGACGGCCCGTATGTAGCGAGCCCGACTTGGACGGATGTGACGTCCTATGTGCGGAACATGGCAATTGACCGTGGACGCAATGACGATTGGGGCAACTTCTTCGGCGCTGCATCTGTGGTGCTTGACAACCGTACGCGACTCTTTGACCCGTTCTACACATCGGGCACTTACTACGGCAAGCTTCTTCCTCGTCGCCAGATAAAAATCTCGGCTGTTTACGGCGCTACTACTTACCCGGTCTTCCGTGGCTTCATCGCAGGTTGGCCTCCGTCATGGACGGACGCAGGTTTCGACTCAACTGTGTCCCTGTCTTGCTTTGACGCGTTGGGGTTGTTGCAGTCTGAGAACCTCCCTGCCGACTGGGCACACCAGTACATCCTGACAACAAGCCCCCGCCACTATTGGCCGTGCAATGAGCCTGTGACGCCGTTTGTCGCTGGCTCTGTGCTGAAGGACTACGGCTCTGTCCCGCTTAACGCGACATCTACTGTTTACGCCTCTAACGGTGACCAACTCGCTGTCGGCTTGGTGAACTCGTCCATCCAAGGCACCACGCTCCCGTCGGCGTCGTCTGCTGAAAACGGCATCATGGCGTCAGCTTCGTTCTCTGCGTCTTACTGGGCAATCTTTGACCCCGAGACCATTTATCAGCCTGGCGGAATCACTGGCAACGTGGCGTGGTCTGTTGAGTACGAACCAGCAACCAGCACGTATTTCATAAACCTTTACAACGGTTACGACTCACGCCATCACGGTTTCCGTACGGTTGCCACGTTTGACGGTGGCACGGCTCGCATGATTTCGTTCTCATACAACCCCATCACAGACACTCTTGCGTTCTATGTTGACGGCGTCCTGCAAACTATGACCGAGCCCGTTCATGTCGGCATTGTGTGGATTCCTACGCAGGAGTCCTACACCTTCGGCACCGGTCAACTTCAGCAACTCATCGTGTGGGACGGCATTCAAACACAGGCTGTTTTTCAGGCCATCTACAAGTACAGCACCGTGGCGTTTTCTGAGACGACCGCTGCACGCTTTACCCGTCTGATTGCTGAGAGTTCGTTCCCTGCGTCCCTGACTAGCCCGCCATCGGCTCCAGCCTCAACAGTGCTCGACATTACTGACGACGCACCAACGCTCACCAGTGAACTGTTGAAGGTTGCCGACTCTGAATACGCCCCGCTATTCGTTGACCGCTCTGGCGTGTTAACGCTGTACTACCAGAACCAGATCCGCACACAAACCCGCTCGATTGTGTCGCAGGCAACGTACGGTGCTGGCGGTGTAAACATCGGGCAAGACATCGCTATTGCCTATGACGGTGACTCACTGCGAAACACAGCTGCAGTCACAATGTCAAAGGGTGGTGTTTACGAAGCGACCAACTCCACAAGCGTGAGCACCTATGGCGCGTCTGAAGCGTCGGTAGACACTCAGGTTGCATCGCTGGCTAACGCTACGCAGATTGGCAACATTGTCACGGGTTGGGGTGGTCAGGTTTACGCAAAGGCTGACCCGTTTGAGGTGGTGTTGTCACCCAATAATGATTGGGCCTCAACGCTTGGACTTGAGTTGAATGACCGCATCACGCTCGTGGTTCAACCGCCGACCGGCAACGCTATTACGACGCCGATGCTGTTGAGCCGTGTTTCTCATTCGGTTGTGCCGGGTGAGTGGCGTACAACTCTCGAAGGCTCGGCGCGTTGGGCTGCAGCGTTCATTATTAACCAGTCACTTATCGGTGGCACTGACCTTTTAGGATGACCACATGACTTACCCTGTTTTTACTAATGGAACGGTGCTTCCAGCGAGCGACCTTAATGCGATTGGTTTGTGGCTTGTGAAGTCGCAGACCGTCGGCACTGGCGTTTCCAGCGTGACCGTGACGGACGCTTTCAATTCATCTTTCGACAACTACCGCATTATTTACTCAGGCGGCGTGCAGTCAGCGTCAGCAGACGTTGGAGTGCAGTTGGGTTCTGCCACCACCAATTACTACGGAACCATTATTTACTCAAACTTTGCTGGAGTATCTGTTTTGACGGCTGCAGACAACAACGCAAACCGTTTTCGTTTTGTTGGAGGTGGCGACGGGTCTTTCAGCATGATTGCTTTTGATTTGCTTAACCCGTTTGACGCAAAAGTGACAACCATTGCTTCAACTGGTAACGCTGGGGCTGGCAACTTTGGCACCTACAACGGACGACACGCAGCAAATACTTCTTTTAGCGCTTTCACTTTGATTCCTGGTTCAGGAACTTTTACAGGAGGAACAATTCGTGTCTACGGATACCGAAACTAAAAAGCCCCTACTCATCCAAATTGACGACGAGATTCGTGAGATGACACCCGAGGAGGTGACAGCACATGAAGCGAGTATTGCTGACTCTCAGCCTCTGCCTAGCCCTGAGTAGTTGCGCCGACCGCGTCCGCAACAACTGCGAAGACCTCAAACAACCCAACGGCCTCCTAGAAAGACGATGCCCATGAACCCAGAAAAACGTCTCACCAACGAAGAAATCAAAGCCCGCCTAATCCTCATCGTCGGCATCGCCCTGTCGTTCTCCTTCGTCATGGCAATCGTC